ACTGATCATTGTGGGGCTGCCCACAGTGCCTGATATGGTGGCTGTGCCTTCCTGTCTCACTCTGTATGTTCTGTTTGGTGAAACACCTTCCACACCATAGTAAATTCTTTGCACACTGTTGTCTCTAGCACACCACATTATTTTGGGCAGAGCAGGATTAGTTACACTGACTCCACTGTACACCACTGATCCATTGCTAAAAGTGACATAACAATTGGTACCCACAAATATTTGATTGTAGGTCACACCTAAATATGAAATATTGAAAGGCAAAGACAAAGTCCAATAACCATCATCGTTGCTGCCCACAGTGGGAGTGGTGGATGCAGTCAAACTGGCAGCCCCCAACAAACTGCTGCCTATGCTGGTCACTGTGGCTGAAGTGGTGCCTGGAGTGATATTGATATCTGCCATCATGTCAAAAGATCTTGTGGGATTGTTCTGTGGTTGAGATAATGAGGTAGAATATGTGATGGTGTAGTTGCCAGCAGTGCTCAATGTCACTGTGTTATCCACAGTGGCTGACACACTGCCACCATCCACACTAGTGAAAGGCCCGTTCGTGACATCATACACCGTAGTACCTACAGCATTGACTATCTGTATTCTCACACTGAGCGTGGTCACACCTGACTGTGATCCAGCAGCCACTTGACTTCTCACTCTCATGGTGACATTGTTGGCAGTGGTGTTCACAGTGACCACATATTCTGCAGCAGGTTGAACAGTGTCTTGTATCACAGCAGATGAATTGGAAGGCTGTGACCAGCTGACCGGTATCGAAGTCACTGTGCCTTGCACCACAGCCACAGTGCCTACAGTGGTGATTCTATTGCCACCCAGTTCCAAATTAGGAAGATTGGCCAGCAGAGTGGATGTGGTGCAAACTCCACTGGTACCTAGAAAAGTGGTTAAACCTGCAGGCGTAAAACGTGTGCCTCTGTATGTGACTGCTGTGATATCATTGAATGACCATTCGAAAGCAAATAGACTCATGCCCCAACTGTTGTTTACTATGGTGGGATTTTTTCTGCCTGTGGCAACATTCACTGCTTTGGTGCTGTGAAACTGTCTCACATAATCTATCACATAAGGAAAAGTCAAATCGTTTGTGGCTCCAGCAAAATAAAAAATATTATAAATGTTAGCACTCCTTGCCCAACCTTGAGTGTTGCCTGCCACTGTGCCAGCCACGTGTGAGGAATGATCTTCTTGACCATAGGAATAATTGCTGGCTATGGTGCCTTTAACTGCAGGATTGTGTTGAAACCAATTGTATTGAATATATCTACTGCCTCCGGTACCGTCAGCGTTCACTGCGTATTCTGGATGACCCACCACCAATCCATCGTCGTCACAAATTACGACATCCACGTTTTTGCCAGTTTGTGACAGTTGTATGGTGGCAGTTTGTGTGGTGGTACCATTGCTGCCCCATCCTGCACGCTGAACACCTTCGGTGCATCTCAACAAAGCAAAATTTTTCATTGTGGAACCAGTGCTGCTGGATTTGTTCCAATTGCTACTGGTTTGTGAAATATTATTGAGACCTGCTTGGATTCCCAATTCATTTGGATGCAACGTGACTGATTTTACTCTGGAATCATTTTTCAATTCTGCAGCTTCCCAATCACACAGTTTGTACACTGTGTTTCTGCTGGAAGGCCTGCGGTCCACACACTGCACATCACGCAGAATTTCAGTGTTGGGAGGAGCCATGCCTGCAGTTTCTAAATCTGCATACACAGCATCCAGATCATTGTGATCATACACAGTGACAATGTATTTCTTTGTGGTGACGTAGTCTAGAACATTTGACATAATGTATTATGCCTCTATTTTAATCAAAGTCAAAGTCACAGTAACCGCTGCCGAGCTACCACTCTTGTTGGTCACTCTGCAAGGTATGGTGGTGGTGGGCACAGTTTCATTGTTGAATCCCATCACAGCTGGTGACATCAGTATGGTCTGTCCACCTGTGGTGATCACTTCTGCTACTACTCCTGCTCCTGGATCTGGATCCACTGTTTCCAATCTGCCGGCATCTGCTGTTCTGCTGGTGCCATCTGTGTACAATCTTACCCAAGCTGCCACTGATGTTTGAATTTTTAAAAGAACATAGCCTTTGAATCCCGTGATGTTGAGATCTGCAGAAGCCAAACTGCCCAAACTAGCAGTCACGCCTGCAGCAGTGCTTCTTGCTTCTAATCCTGCGCCTGCATTGGAGAATGTGATGGTATCAGTCACGGAGTCAGTGGTGATGGTGATGCCACTGCCTACCAAAGTCAATGTGTCGCTGGTGTTGTCTGCCAACACTGGTGATTGACCTGCCACTGCTATGCTCACAAATGAATTGCTTTGACTGGCGTTTATGGTGATGCTGTCTGTGCCACTGTCTGTGGTGATGGTCACATTGCTGCCAGCCACCAATGTGAGTGTGTCTGTGCTGGTGTCTGCTGCCACTGATGTTTGACCTGCCACTGACACAGTGGTGAATACGTTTTGTGTCACATTGGGTGCTGTGTTGGTGATGGTAATAGTGTCTGTGCCTGCATCAGCAGTCATACTGATACCTGTGCTGGCTACAAAAGTCAATGTGTCATTCAATTGATCTGGTGTGATGTTGATGCCAGACCCTGATACAGTCACAGTGCCAAATGCGTTCAATGGCACAGCACTGTTGACCCAATTGGAACCATTGTATTTTAAAACTTCACCGTTTGCTGCTGAGGTAATAACCACATCTGTGAGATCATCTAATAAAACTGCTCCACCACCAGCTCCACCTGTTTGAGTCACCCAGCTGAGTGCGCCTGCTCCATCTGTTCTCAATACCTGATTGACAGATCCACCCAAAATACTGATGTTGGCCACATTGACCAGTATGGGACCTACCACTTTGCCAGTCACTGCGTTGATCATCTGTGTGCTGTCGTTGGCAAACACAGACCCTTCCACATTGCCTGTGACATCACCAGTGACATTACCTGTTAAATTTCCAGTGACATTGCCAGTAACATTGCCCAGCACTGCGCCTGAAAAAGTTGTGGCAATCAGCACTCCTGTGGATGGATTATAAGTGAATCCCGTGTCAGTGGTGGGTGTGAGGTTGCCTGTGGCTGCTGCAGTGAACAATGGAAAATTGGTGGCGTTGGTGGTGTTGTTTGCTGCAATAGTCACAGCACCTGAATAGGTGGCAAAGCCTGCATTGCCTGACACACTGCCTGTGACGTTGCCTGTTAATGCTCCGTAAATGTTGGTGAAATGTCCTTCAGCCCAGCGGTTGACACTGCTGCCGATATCACGTGTGTTGTCCACATCGCTGATGATGTCTGCTGACACTGATCCATAATTCAATAAACTCTGTCCTGCACTGTTGCGTATGTCACCATTCACAGGCAGTGTCAACACTCCTGTGCTGCCAAATTCAAAAGTTTTTGTTCCCAATGCTGTGCTGCTGGTTCTAATCTCTGCAGCGACATTGACAGGGGCTGTGATTCTTCTAGTGGCCACTGTGTTGAATGTGACATTGTCTGTGGTATTGAGACCTTGGTTGTAACTACCCAATGATGCAAAACTCACATTGCCTGCGCCATCAGTGCTTAACACCTGTCCTGCTGTGCCACCTGTGATGGTGATATCAGCTATATTGCCCAAATTGGCAGCATTGGTCACTGTGAGATTTTGTGTGGATAAACTATTGATTGAACCTGTGACAATGTTTATAGACTGTGCAATAATACCAGCCACTCCAGTGATGTTGGAGCCAGTCATCAATAGATTATCGCCTATGGGCAATTCTTTGATCTTGTTGCCGTCTGTGGTGTCCACTATGAGTGGTAGTCTATTTGCCATAATTTATCCTCTGTTAAAAACTTGCTAGAGCAATACGTTTCCAAATTGCTCCTGCTCCGTCATAATTTTTAAAACACACGTATAGATATGATGTGTCAACGGCCAACATACCTTTGACATCACCTGTTTTTCCAGCACTGGTGGCTGGCACATCTTGCACGTACAATTCAGTAAAGTTTTGATTGATCTTAGTGAATGCTGTGCGCAATGGATCACCATTGCCCTTGTTCACAGATGTGCCTATGTTCACTGTTTGTTTGGCCATGTTTATCTACCTATCGCGATTTCAATCACGCCCACTTGATCTGAATCATAATTCTCTAATGATTTACCAATCACTGTGCCCATTTTAATTTCACCTTCTGCTGCACAAGCCACACCTGCTGTGGCACTGGCCACCAACATGTTACCTTTGTTAATCTTTCCTATCACTTTGCATGGCACACGACCTTGCAGTGCCACTGCCACTGTGTTCTCTTGATTCAGTGCATCATTCATTAAAAATGCTGGTGCTGTGGTCACTACACCTGCTATCTTGTTGGTGTTGGCTTCAGTTGTAATGGTAACTTCTTTATCACCACCAAACTGCAACACAGTGCCCGAATCATATTGCTGGTCTGCCAAATATTTCTCTGCCAAGTCAGCGTACAATGCATTGGTGGCTGTGCCGTGGAATGTGGTGGCAAATATGGTGGCATATCTGGCTGAAGCGTTACCAATGGTGTAAGCATTGTCAGTGTCTGGAAACATGCCTGGAGTAGTACCGCTGGAATCATCTGCATCACCAGCGAATATGAATGGTACATCTCCTGCCAACACAATGCTGATCTTGCCTGCGCCTGCAAATGTGCCTCCACCAGTACCGAATGCAATACCTGTGCCGCCTGCCTCTACCACATCGCTCTCAATAAATTTTGTGAACAAGTGAGGAGTGGCAAGGCCTCGGCCTTGATTAGCACTCAATGATTGCAGTGTGTCTGCAGTGGGTGAATTGCTCACTGTACTGCCACCAAACTCAAACTTTCTACCTGTGAATACCAATGTGGTGCCTGCCACAGTGCTGCCTTGTGCTGTGAGGAAGTCCACGTTGCCTCTGGTGGTGAATATGGAGGTGTTGGTACCAGTGTTGCTGTCAATCAATTTGAATCCATCCACTTTCAATTGTGCCACATCCACAATACCTGTGGCATCTGATTTCACAATACTGTTGACTTCAGCTGTGGTGCTCACATTGGTGATGCTGTATGCGCCTGTGCCAGTTTTGATCAAAGCCTCACCTGGATCTGATGCAGCTGACAAAATTGTTACAAAATCTCCGTCTTCCAATCCCAAACCATAATTGACCACATCTGAATAGTTGACTATGAGTGGAGCACCTGTACCTACAGTGTTCTTACCATAGGTTTGATATTGTGACACCACTGGAAAATCTGCCAAATCCACTGCTCCTGAGGCCAATGTGACCCAACCGTTGGTCACTGTGAAATCGCCCGAGTCAAAGCTGGCCAATCCAAGATCTGCCTGACTGATGCCTGTGGCATTCACACGTGTGGTGGCAGCATTCATGGCCAATTTGCTCTGCTGTATGGCTGCAGTTGCATTCACATCTGCATTGATGATGCTGCCTGCTACTATTTGTAAATTCAAATCTGTCTGTGCTGTGCTTCTGGTAGCAGTGATGGAGATGTCTGTGCTTGCGCTCATTACGCCATTGGCCAATTCGTTCATGGGTCCATCAATTATTTGTGCAGACACTCCGCCACCTGTGCTGATGGAATCCAATGTGCTGAAGCCAGAACCTGACACTGCAGCAAAAGTGATGCGTCTTGCACTTAATGATCCTGGCAATACCACTGATTCATAATCCACTATGGTGGCCACTGTGCCAGTGCTGCTGCCTGTGATGGTGTTGCCCACTGCAAACAATCCGCCTGACTCAGGCACAGTGAATATTCTTTGTCTACCGTTGAACACCAATATCTGATTGGCTGCGAAGCCTGCGATGTCCACATTTCTTAAATTTTCCACTTGATCACTGGCGTACAAAGTGTTATCCACATAGGATTTGTTGGCAGCATCTGTGCCCACTACTGGAGATCCTAATGTGATCAATTTAAATCCACCTGCACTGATATTGCCAGTGAACGAAGTTGATCCATCTCTGGCTATGGCGCCAGGTCCAATTGGATCCGCCACCAATGATCCACCTTGTGTGTAGTGCAATCTACGATCCACATAACCACGCACAGCTGATTCAGTAGGTGCTGTGTCTGAAGCATTGTCTGTCATGGCAGAGTCTGTGCTGAATTCTGCCACCACCACTCCTCGTTTGAATCCTAATCCATCCAAGTTACTCAATGCAATTGATGCAGAGAATGTCACAGAGCCTGTGCCTTGATCCACAGTGAAGAATCTACCTACTCTAAATACTCCGTCTTGATCCGTGCTGACAAAGAACACACGTCCTTTGCCTCGTTCATCCACTTCGTTGTCCTGCACAGGTTGGATGGTGGGATCACCAAAAATATTGTTGGGATAGTTGCTGGTGTTAAAACCACCAGTGCCTATGTCTAAGAAATCGTGTCCTGTGGCTCTACATGTGGAAATCTTAATGGTGATGTCTGCATTGGCATTGGCCAACAATCCGCAACGCAATGTGATATTCTCTAGGCCGGCTCCTCTCACCAAGGGTTCTTGAATACCTGCTGCTGGTCCTGCAGTGTTGATGTTGGTGAGCTGCACTGTGGTCACTGTGGCAAAAGTGCCTCGGTTCGTATAGGAAGTTACTCTGTGGGTCTTGCCTGCCCAACCAAAACTCATAGCGCCTGTGTTCAGTCTAGTGATGTCTAAGGCCTCTGTGATTATTTCAATGGCCAACGTGGTGTCACCTGCTGTGGCTCCCATGGAAGTGGTGCCTGCTGGTGCGTAGGTGTTCAACACAGCTGATGCTGGTCTGATTTGTAATCTCACATTGTCAAAAGTGGTATCAAAAGTAGCAATCACGTTGTTGGCTGGCAGTGCTGTGCCCACTGCGTTGGTGATGTTAAATGCTGTGGTTCTATATACTATGGTGGCTGTGTCATCATAGAAAGTCAAAGCCGTGCTGGGACGTGTGGGTGATATGTTGTTCACTCCTGCAAATTGATGAGCTTGACTGGCTCTGATGGTCACATTCTGCAGATTGGCCAATGTTGCTTTCAATCCTGTGGTGGAAGCAAGATCAGTGCCTGCAGTGCTGAGATTTAATTTGTACACTGTGCCACTGCGTGTGACAGAAGGACCGGTTACAGTGACTGGTGGTGATAATTGTTCCACACTGGCCACTTCATATCTCTGCACTCCTAGAGCGAGTGACGAATCAAATGGATCATGATCAATTTCAATTTCAGATCTATTGAAAGGTATGTATTCTAAATCATACACATACACACTGAGTGCCAGCAATGGGTGATCATAAGTGGCTCCATCATCATACACTTTGGCCACTTGTGCCATGTTGCGTACTAGATCCACATCATCTGGTACTTCCAAAGGATCGGAACCTTCTGCAACTAAACCATACACACCATTGGCATTGCTGCCGTTCAATGCTCTGATCTGTCCACCATTCAATGCCATATAGGCAGCGTGACAGTAGTAAGTGAATGTGCTGACCTGTTCTGACAATGCACCATTGGTGACCAAAAGGCCATAGCCCAAATCGTTCACCTGTGTGAAGTCATTGGCCAACATGGATCTGTTGCCTGCTGTTTGTAACACTGTGGCATAGGGAATTGGAGAAGTGATCACAAATCCTAATCCACCATTGCTGCTGGCATTCAATAATAATTGGCAGGTACCTGCAGGACCATCATAATTCTTCACAGCATCTATTTGATATCTTGCACCATCAATATAGAACGCAGTGGGAGTCAAAGGTTTTCTAACGAATAATCCTTGAGCTGCATTGCTGTTCACATTCAATATAAATGGACTTACCACTGAAGTGATGTTGATAGGTATGTTGCCGCATGATCCGTCCACAAACATACCACCTCTGAATGCTTTGGTGTTGATACTGGCTGAAAAACTGCTGCCTGTTTGAATATAAGGAGATTTGTTCAACACTTGTGAAGCAGGATCCAACACACACATGAATCCACCCTGACCTGTGATAGATAAATTTCTTAATATGGTTGCTTCTCCCATAAGGAACACATCCATAAGTCTGTTGTGTTTGGGAGGATTGTATGAGCCGTTGAATGCATACACCACACGTGCCATCTGTGCTGTTACAATGTTTTTGATAGTGGCAGATGCAGATGCAATCACTGAAGCATTGATGTAGGTAGCAACATAGCTGATGCCTGCTTGTTCTTGAGCACTCAGACCTGAGTTATAAAAATTTCCTTGTACTTCTAATATTTTTTCATTGCCACCAGTTTTTAAATCTGAGAATATGGCATCCACAATTGAACCAGTCTCACGGCGATTGCGTTCTTCATTGGCAGCATTGAGAGAGCTGGGACTCAACAATGAATTCACATAATTCACCACAGCAGTCTGTATGGCTGGTTTGGCATTTAATATGGTCAATGCTTGAGTATCATAGCCACCCACGTTAGTATAATTGACCCCAGTGTTGACCACGGCATTTGGATTCACCAAATAATGACGTCCAAAATTTGTGGTGGTCACTGTGAGACCATCTATCACTAGGTCTCTGTAGAAATATGTGTTGGCAAAACTGGACTGAGAAACTCTGTTCCTAGGTTTTACTATGCATCTTCTAAATTCATCTCCTTTAATGCTGACTCCATCCGGCACTCTGATAGGAAAGTCTTCCAAATAAGTGCCGCTTTCCACACGTATGGTGATGTTGTTGCGTTTCACTGGTGTGGTAAATTCTAGTCCTTCTGCCACAATAAATTCCAATGGTTCAATCAGAATCATTTGCACAGTGTCTACTGAAGCGCCTGCTGTTACAGATACTATACGACCTATAGCGCCTGAGGTTTTACCTCTGACTATCTTGCCTGGTATCAAATCTTGATTGCTAGGATTGTTCTGATCCACATAGGCAAAACCGCCATTGCTGATGGTCATGGTGTATGTGCTGCCTTCCACTTCTGGTGGAGCACTACTGATGCCATTGGTGATGATGTTGGTAATGATGTCAAATTTTGCTCCTACTGATGCTCTGCCAGTGCTGTTCACAATGCTGGGCGCATCGAATGTTTGAGTGAAGCCGGCGTTGTAGATGGGAGTCACTGCCAAGTTTTGCAGCACAGTGTTGGTGATTGATTTGGCATAGTTGATGCCTGCCAGTGTTTCAGTCAGTTGCTGATTGATGGCCTTGGCACCACTCACATTGCTGTAGTATCTGATACCTGCTTGAATACTTCTCACATTGGAGTTGAGAGATGCCAACACATCGATTACAATACCATCTAAAATATATCCTAAATCTCTTTCACAAATCAATTCATCATAGGTAAAGTTGGGATAGGTAGCATTCACAAAGCCTATCATCTGTTTGATAATGAATGTTCTGTTGGCGTCTATCAATAATTTCACATTGTTGTAACCGCTGCCGCTGGTGACACCTTCTGTGACCACTAAGGAATTGCCAGCTCCGTTGTTGAAAGTGATGGTCTGAGTGTAAGGTCCCAATTCCACCGGAGTGGCCAGCATGATCTCTTCTGCTTTGCGACAAGCAGCATTAATAGATTTGTACGCATAACTGAATGATCTACCCACTTTGTCTGGTGGTACTCCATCCATCAAGTCATCACCTTTGGTGCTGACAAATAAATTGGTGTCGGAAGCGTAGCTGGTGTTGTCCACATAGAATTTTGTGGCAGCTTGTAAATCGTCCACACCATTGGGTGCGCCTAATCCTGCCAAATCTCCTGGATGATCATTCAGATAAAGAGCACCAGTCATGGTGTCTCCTTGACGTCTCACAATGGATTGTCTTGGCATGGCCTCATCGCTGAGGAAGAATCCTGCCAGTGTGTTGTCATAGCCAGCATCGGTAAATGTTTGTACACCTGTGCCACCAGCCACAGAAATTTTAATTCTAGTAGCGTCATCATTGTTGGTGGCTTCAGCAAAACTGCTGTGAAAACTCAACTGATTGGCATTGACAAATCTAATATAGTAAGAAGAACCATTCACCAGACCTGTGGCTGCAGAGCCAGTGGTGTTGTAGATCACTTCTAAACCATTCACACCGCTGTCATAGCCGTGAGCGGTGACCACTGCATTGCCTGCAGTGTAGCTGGCTATGGTCTTGGTGTAGGCTGTGGCATCTACAGGTTCACTTCTCACTCTGATCTGACCTGCTGCGCCTCCCACTCCACCACCCAGTTTGATGTATCTTTGATCTGCATAGCCTTTGGTAATCACCAAATTATCTATGGTGACTGCAGTGCCATGTGTGTTGTTAAAATCTATCGCGGCTTGAGCAGTAATTGCTGCATTGGCTATGGCTAATCCATTGGCATTCAATGGTCCACCTAAAGTTGGGGAAAGATCAGACACCAATTCACTGCCTGTGTTGGTGATGGTGATATCACCTGCTGTGGCATAGCTGACTGATATACCAAGACCACCAGTGATCTCACGCATTTCAAATGCTGTGCCTGTGGTGTTGCTGATGGGAATATTTCTTATGCCTAACACATCAGGGGTGTCACTGAGTGATGTGAATGCTATCTGACCGCCGGCTCCGAATACTGCATACAGTTCTGTGAAGTTTTCATTGGCTTTCCTAAACGCATCACGTATGCTATCACCTGTGCCGTCATTGCCCTCTACTCCAATATTGATATTTTGATATGCCATGTGTTATGCTGTTTCCTTTTCAAAACTGATGCTTTCGCCGCAACCGCAGGCGCTTTTGGTGTTGGGGTTTTTGATTTCAAACTTTGATCCAAACACTTCATGCACATAGTCCAACTCAGTGCCCAGGATGTACATCACACTGGCAGCATCTATGGTGAACTTGGCTCCATTGCCAAAATTCAACAGCTCATCTGAGGGTGCAATGTCTGACTGATCAGCAAATCCCCAATCATATGAATAACCTGCACAACCACCACCCTTGATGCTGAGTCTCACAGCATACTTGTGGTTGTTGTGACACAACTCTCTGATCTTTGCTATTGCGTTTTCGGTTACAGTGATTACAGCCATGTGTTTCCGTTCTGTTGCAATTATTTATTAAAAAAACACAAATCCTAATGTAAATACAACTGTATGTTTGTGGAAAAATTTGTTAAAAAACACCTCACTGCACGCACCAGTAAACTGGGCACTAAACACACCTGTGTGCGACACAAGACCTACTATAGGTTTGTGTGCGACAGTTGTGACACAAAGTTTGAGCGTGAAAAAGGCAGCATAGCAGAAAAACGCATCAGCAACGATTACAAGCATGTGTGCAGTGCGTGTGATCCCAAACGTTTTGCACAGAAACAAGGAGTGCGTCAGCGCAAAATACTGGACATGGATGTCAGCAGTAACACTCCCATAGATAAACTGTGATTATTTTGAGTTCAAACGGTCGTTAATTGTAGACCAATTGATTATTTTGAAGATATTAGTGATGTAGCGTTTTTTAGCATCCTTGGCTGGCACATAGTCCATGAACGAATGCTCCCAAAGATCAATGGGCATGAGTATGTCTAAGCGATAGGTTTGATTGGGTGTGGTTTTAATTTCACCTGATTTGCTGAGATACACCCATCCTGATCCTTGCAATTTCATTGTGGCCAATAATAATTTTTCTTTAAATGCATCCAAGTTTTTGTGATGTTTATTGATGAATTCCATAATGGCACCACGTGGTGTGTTGCTGCCTTTGACTGGCTGCAATTGAGCCCAGAATAGATTGTGCAATTTTGCTCCGCCATAATTGAAATCAGGATCACCTTCTCCTGTGTTGTATCTGTTCACATAACCTCTGCTCAATACTCCGTAATGATATTCCACATTGGCACGGCTCAACACAGGATCTAATTCACCCATGCCATAAGGCAATGCTTCCAACACTAGAGTTTTTTCACGTTTTTGTTTGGTTTCGAACAATTCGATCCACTGCTTCATGTCTTGCATGGCAGTATTTATTATAGTAAACCCAAAGTCAATGCCTGATTGTGCAGTTGTTCTGCTGCCAAGTTCTTGGATTTGGCTTCCACTTGTATATCAAACATGTTTAGAAATGACAATGCCCACTCATTCTGTGCAGCATTGGGCAACATATCACTGTGCGCTCTCAACTTAACTTTTTTGCAACCCAGTGTCAGCATGTCTTTGATGGGCAACATATTTTTGTGCATCATGTGCTGAATATCTGCATCAAAAGCAGGTTGCAGTGCTTCATCTCTAAAGTAAGAATAATGCATGGTGGGTCTTACTCCACGCCAAGAATCCACCACTCTTTTAACTCTGTCATCATTAGATCTGATGTATTCTTCATCTCTAATCAGATGGTGATGTATATCCAGCACCAGTGCCAAGTGTTTTTCCAATTGCAGTGTGGCATCCAGTCCCCAACCCATTTCATCATTTTCTATGGTGATGAGATTGCGTGCTTCGGGCGATAATCTAAGCAAAGCCTTGATGATGCCATCTGGTCCCAGCCTACCAGATATGTGTACATTGATTTTACAACCGTCTTGAAACTGTTTGCCAAATCCCATCCAACGGGCCATGTTCACATGATATTCAAATTCATCTATACTGCGGTCCACTATGTCAGGACTCACAGAAGCCAACACTGTGTATTGTCCTGGATGAAATGATATCTTCACATCATGTTTACGAGCCAACTCACCTGCTTCACCAAAATGTTTTTCACAATAATTGATAATTTCGGGCTTGTCCCAATAGTAGCGCCAAGTGTTTTCAGTGGCACAAGGCAATATGCCTGAACTGATTCTGCACATACGTCTGCTGAGTGGCAATTCACTCACCTTTAATATTAAATTTTTAATGGCTTCTATGTTGTGTTTGAATACAAAATCCAACTTTTCTTCTGCTTGTGCTTTGTGTTCGTTCAGCCAACGCACGGTGGTAGCTCTGGTGTTGCGTGGACGTTCAATTTCTTCCAATTGTTTTTTAGTCAGTGTACGGTCATGATGAAAATAATCACAACAAAAACCTATTCTTTTAATCATACTGTAGTATATGCGATATTTTGACTGCAGTCAATGTGAATTAAATGACTATTTCCAATGGGTTTGACACCAAGGATCTACACAGTCTCTAGGATTGGGATCACCGTGAAACACAGCCACAGCAGTTTCATCTTTGATTATGGGTTCACCTGGAGCAGTAAAATTTTTAACTCCTTGAGCAGTTCGCACTAATTTAGGATTACCACGCATTTCCCATTTGTAACTTTGAATCCACGCATCAGGCCAGAAACTGTAATGATTTTTAACCTGATCATACAACCAATCCTGATCTCCATGAAATCTTTTACTAATATTGTGTGGATCAGATATAAAATTATTGTAGAGCTGTGGATGTTGTCCAGTATTCCAGCGCACCACGCTGCTGTTCATCTTTTTCCATTCTGGTTGAAAACATCTGTTAAAATCGCGACACATAAGAAACTCACCTGGCTTGTAATCAAAAAGTTTGTCTATGTTTTTAAAAATAACCACATCTAAATCAATAAACAGCATGGTGCCTTGAATTTGTAGACTAGGATTGAACAACAAGGGTTTGAACCACCATCCTTTGAGTGGAATGGTGGGCAAAGGTATGATTGTGATGCCTGCATCTATGCCTCGGGGATCTTCTGTGAAACACACAAACTCGTGTGGTGTGGTAAGATTGCGTTGAGTCATTTTTCTCAACACATTCACATATTGCGCATCATACTTGGTGCCATGTTTGAGGCACACCACATATCTATTAGACATATCCTAGGATATTTATTTAGGCTTCGTAAATAGCAGAATTTCCAGCGTGTTCAAAAACCTCTGCAGATTTTAATCGAACACCTTGGCCCACAGGATATCTGCAGTCAAATCCTTTGCCATTGGGCAGTTTGTATGTTTTGCCTGTTTGGAATGTTTTTAATATTTTGTTCATTTCATTGTACACCAGTTCGCTGAATTTTTCGCAGCCCACTGCTGGCACAATGCGTAGATCACAGATACCTCCCACTGAATTCAATCCCAACGCTGCCAATGCTTTGAATTTGTCCATGTGTGGATCATTTTCAGCCACCACCAGTGTGTGATCAAACATGTACTCACTCCACTCTTTGAATGCTTTGAGTCCACCAAAATCCATCACCCAGTTGCGATCATCCAGTGTTTCTGATTCGAATGTTAATTTAATTCCTAAAGAATAACCATGCAATAAAGAACAATGTGAATGTGTGCTCTGCCATTGTCTAAAACAACATGACAGTCCTCGGTCATTGCCGTATGTTTTTGTGCTGTAATATTTTACCATATTTTACCTTTCAATATGGTAGAAGAATTTTTAAAGAGGGATTATACCAAGTCCTCTATGTGTGCAATCATTATATATCACAAACATCATACATTATTACATTATTGCCGCAACATTGTCAAGCTCTTATATTCCAAATTGGCATGATTCCACATCATGGGCTTCACAAAGTTGTCTGGCACATAGATTTCAAAAGACATTTTGGTATGTAGTTCAAATATCTTACTCAATTGATGTATCCAGTATCTAGGATCCACTGCACGCTCTGAACTCTTGTTGTAGCCATAGGAATCCTTGTACACATTGTTGATGTGTTCTCCCTGGCCATACAGATCAAAGCCCAACAGTTGAATGGGCGTCATCTCAGTGTTTAATTGAGCGGCCAACAACACAGCATAAGGACCACTGCCCCAATGTATGGCTTGATCCTGCCTCAAATCACTTGTGTAAGGCAGTGTGGGCAAAGGTTTCAAATGAGCATGCATGTGGAGATATTCTGGTCTCACATATATGTTTGTCTTGGCACAATCTATTTCATGTGTGGATTCCAATACCATTTTGCGATCACAACAGATCAGATGATCCATGTGCCAGTCGCGGAATATGGCATTGCAGCCTATTTTAATCTCATTGATTTTGTCAAGGTTTATATTTTTTCGACTTTCGCCATTGCCTATCACTAACATGTGCATATTTATTAAATACACATATATGTCTATACAATCACATGTGAAACTTTGGATACAACACCTCAGCAGTGCTCAAAACAACTTGGGTGGACTGGCAGTGTGTCCTTATGCTGCCCATGCCCGATATAAGATATTGAACAGAATAAAAAAACCTATAAAATTTGAAAAAGATAAAAAATTATTAGACGCTGTGGATGTGTTGTTGTATTTGATGGAATCACACATGAATAAATCTCAGATGTATGAATTGTGTGATCAACTGAATGATAATCACAAACAATATGTGTTCTTGGCAGATCACTGGAACACAGCAACCTCAATAAAAAGCGTGTCCACTAATAATGGTAAATTCAATCTAATACTGTGTCAAAAGAGATCCAAATTGGAAAATGCTAGAAAGTTTTTGAGATCTAAGAACTATTATGATTATTGGAGTAAAAAGTATCTCAAAGATGTGATGAGTACTTAATTTAATTTGCTATTAGTCCGAATGTTTTCCACTGCCCTGGAGTTCCAGTGGCCACACACACCCAACCTACAGATTGTCCTGAAGATGGTGCACTGTTCCAAATGATATCACCCACAGTGTATGAACCTGTCACTGGTGCTGCACTGCCCACTTCAAATTTTTTGTTTTGAAATTTCACTGCTCCAGAAGTGCTAAGACTTACATCTGATTCCACACTGGTTACACCTATGCCCACTCTACCATACATATTGATCCTAGTTTCTGTGTTGCCTCTTAAACCTAATGTGATATTTCCATTGGCTGACACTGTGATTCTGTCTGTGCCATCAGTCTTGATGTTTAATCCACTATTGGTATGAGTGCCTATGTCTGCTGAGGATACTCCAGGCTGCACAATGAATTCCACTGTGTTGCTGGCCACGCTGAATGTGGCATTGGGAGTTTCTATACCCACACCTAATCTGTTTAGTCCTGAATCAAATACTATAAATTGACTCACATTCAAATTGCCCGACACCACCAAGTTGCTCAGTGTGCCCACTTGACGCAGATTGGATCTTGTGACTGTGCGTCCTAATTCGTTCACACTCAACACAGGAGTGTTGTCTATCATGTATGAATTTTCTGGTTTGAGATCTATGTTAACATTGGCCCATATTCTATCTGGATTGCCTTGTAAATTAAAATACTTGGTTTGACCCACTCCGGTCCACTGCAATCCTTTGTTGTAGATTCCGTTGTCTGCTGTGCCAAAAAATTCAATGGGTTTTTCTTGAATATGTTTGTTGTTGATTGCATCTGCCGCAGCTTCAGCCAACTGTTTTAAACCAGTGCTGAATTCGTCTGCTCCTTTATTAACTGATGCTATATTGCGTTCAATGGATTTTGACATACTACTATTTATATCTAAACTTTTAATAATATGGTGTCCGAATTAATGCGTCCTGTGAGGGCTATTTCCATACTTTTAATATCGCTGAAAAAAGTCTTGGATTTAACAGGTCCACACTTCATAAATTCAGTCAATTGCTCTTCAGGCTTTCTAAGGGTCTTCTGCATGCTTTTGGTTGTGTCAAACCCTTGCATAGAGGTGCCTTTCACACTCAATCCAGTGCCTTCTCTGTTAAGTCCTCTAGGATCCAACACACTGGCCACATAAATGCCTAATTTCCTAGTTTTTGTGTTGAATACCCACAGTTGTTCTGCTGTGATGCTGTCTTTGGGATCAATGCTTTTTAAATTGTATTTGGTGTCTTCTTTGCAATATTGTAGTTTGCTTACCATCTTTTCCTTGCTGATGGGTTTCTTTTTGCGTGGTTTACGATTGGCATTGGCCACATCGATCATGTAATCGCATGCTTTGAATATCCTATCATAGGCGTCTATGTTCTTTTGTACAATATCAGCACCAATATCCTCATATGATTCCAGCAATTGTCTCTCGTCAGAATCATTGTCTTCTTCTTCGGTGATCTCTACAAATTTTATATTTTTCTTGCGTAGATCCAATAGGTCTTTCAACTCTTTGTAGTGCGTTTCATACATCTCAATGATCTTGCGAGCATGTACTCCAGCTACTTTTTCTTTCTTAAAATGCTCTAGCAGATCGTATGTTTCAGGATTGAATCTATCAGGCATGGTGATCAAACGGTCCAACCATTCATCCACAGGCGCTATGATCTCACGGACTCTTTCCGCAATTCTATCTTGTATGCTGGGACGATATTTTTCTTTTGTGTCGCTCATGCTATAACAGGTATATAGCCAATTGAGCATAAAATCAACCTATTTAGGCAAAGTATCTTGATCTTGTTTACTTTTTTTTTTGAATGCAGTGATGTCTTGCCACAGTGCTAGGGTGGCTGCGTTGAGTTTTTTACACTCTTCCAACACAATTAAAAGTTTGTTAGAATACCATCTTTCACACAGATACCAACCCACTAGACCTCCCAAAATCAGCAGTATGCCTATGCCCATCAACAAAGCCATGTTTTCATCCATCATTTTGCGTCCATTATTTCCCGAGGGGTTTTACTACCGGGTTCCAGTTTGGTCAGTCTGCAACTGAATAATTTTTTAGGACCTTTGTTGGTGTGTATGATGGGCTGACCGTGATCATCCACTGTGATATCCTTAATCTGCGTGGTCACGTTTCTAAAACGGCCCACTGCCACATAGTCACCTACTGAAATATCTACTGTGTATTTTTTCATTCGTGTTCTCCACCCTGTGCTCTGCCATTGTAGCCATCAATCCTTTGATTTAGTTTTTTCTTTGTGAAGATTATGCCACCTATCACCAAAGCATGGGCAATCACACTGGTGGTCACATTAATGCCGAAATGTATGAATTCTGCAGTAATAAGTGCAAATATAAAAGCCCACATGGTGGCAAGCACCATTAGTATTTGAAATCTAGTGACCTTAGGCAATGAACTATTAAAAGCGGTGTCCACATCAAATAGCTCAGGCAATATGTGTTTGAATATGTTTTTCATTTGAATAATTTTTTAAATTTATCTATGCTGTTGCTCAACGGCGCATAGACATTTTCAATGAATGTGATGTGTTTGCTCAGTCTTGCGTCTAAAGCATCTATCTTTTGATTAATCTGTTGCATTTCTTTTAGAAA